AACGCGGAGAAGTACGTGGGCACCAAGACACCAACATACAGATCAAGTTGGGAACATTCTTTCATGAGACTGTGTGACGAACATCCAAACGTGTATCAATGGGCATCTGAATCAATCAAGATACCATACAGGCATCCATTCACGGGCAAGTACACTGTGTACGTACCAGACTTCTTCATAGTGTACCAGGACAAGGAAGGTCGTAAACATGCAGAGATGGTTGAGGTCAAACCCATGAGCCAGACCACAATGGAGGCCGCGGGCAAGAGCATGGCCAAGAAGAAACAGGTGGTTATAAACATGGCCAAGTGGGAGGCCGCAAACGCATACGCCAAACAGAGGCGTATCAAGTTCAGGGTGGTGTCAGAAGAACAGTTGTTTCACAACGGCAAACGTAAGTAAATACTGCAATGACAAAGAAACTAGAAGACATCCTCAATTTACCAAATGTCAAAGAGGCATTCAAAGAGGTGGACAAGAAGGAAAAAGACAAGAAGATCAAGGAGGCCAATGGACAACACGCTTCCGCCAAGAATTTAGATCCCAAGACACAAGCCAACCTACAGAAGAGTTATGCGGAATTTGACAAGATAGCGGCCGCTTTGCCACAAGTAAAAGGGCTGGGTGAACTGTCAGACCTAGAGCTGGACAAACTAGCCATAGAAGCGGAAGAGAGTTACAAGAACCTAATGGATCTGGGCATGAATGTTGACTCGCGTTATTCAGGGCGTATATTTGAGGTTGCGGGCAATTTCCTACGTAACGCCATAGACGCCAAAGGTAGCAAGATAGACAAGAAGCTCAAGATGGTGGAACTGCAACTAAAGAAGATGAAACTGGACAAAGACGGCAACAAAGACGGGGGTCCTGTGGAGGAAAGCGACGGATTCGTTATATCTGATCGTAACGAATTAATGAAGAAACTACTTAAAAAAGACTAAATATTGCATATGAGCACATTCAAAGACTACCTAACGGAATCGACTAAGTCATATGACTATAAAATAAAGATCGCAGGTGCAAAGAAAGATATTGATATAAATGCCTTAGAAACAGCACTGCAAAAATTTGATCTTGCCAGCATGTCAGCGGGTAAGACAACACCAATTATGACGCTACCACTTGATTTTCCTGCCTTAAGCAACGAGCAAGTGACGATCTTTGATGTGACAACGAACTATCCAGAGTCACCAAGGGTGATGCATGAGTATCTTTCAGACATAATGAGGATCCCAGCGACACACATTGTCGTGAGGAAACCCAACGAACCAACAGAAGAATACCAAACACAGATGGATGTGGCCAAGAAGTCAGAGTACAGGAACAAACTGAATGACATCGAATATTCAGACATGGCAAAAGTCAACGCAGAAGATTTCCACAGCACCAAGGCCAACATGAGCCTGTTGAAAGAATTGTTAAAAGATAGAGAAGCCCATGCACTCAATATGGAAGTGGGCAAAGATAACAAAACACAAGAAGTACAGAGCAACGAAGAAAAAGGAACACCAAGTCCTCTGTCAAAAGCATCAAACCCACACCCAGACCCAAAAAGGAAATAAGCCATGGAAATGATAGACGTACTACAGAAACTAAAAGAGATAGCAGAATCAAGACCTGAACTGGTCAAGGACGCTGTGGAAAATGTTGAGAGAACTAACCCAACCCAAGTCAACGAAGGTGGCATGAAAGACTACCTACATGACGAAGCGGAAAAACTTTCAAGAGAAGAATTCATCAAGAAGCACGGCAAGAGCCTGGCAGGTTTCTGGGACAGCATCAACGGAACAGAAGAAGCAGTCGAAGGCAAGATGCCAGCAGGCCTAAAAGCGTACCATGACAAAAAAGCAGGCAAAGAAGACAAAAAAGAAACTGTGAAAGAAGCAATTCAAATTTCAGCAGACACTCCACAGGAAGCATCAATGATGATGCAGATATTAAAACTGGCAGGTGTGCAACAGGTTGATCCAGCAATGATCGGTGCAGAACCAGAAGCAGATACACACGCTGAGCCAGAAATGGATCAAGACGATGCGGCGGGTTCTATGGACATGGCTAGGATGAGAGACATCGTTAAGAATCCAGAAGACGAACAAAAAGAAGAAACGTTTGCAAACGAACCTGAAGAGAAAGTACAAGACATAGACAGTCTAGTGAACAAACACTCAGGTGGTTTAAACAGACAAAAGCAAACTCATCCAAGAGTTTCTCCAGGCGATAACCCAATGGCGGCAGAAGACAAGATCACTGAAGAAGAGTTGGCAAACAGTCTTAGAACACAATACGAAAGTTTTAAAACTGCATACCAAGAAGCGGCAAAACCTGACTTCTTGGACATGGACAAAGATGGCGACAAGAAAGAACCAATGAAAAAAGCCATCAAAGACAAAGAAGCAAAGTAATACTTTTCCAAGTAACATCACAGCGTTAAATACTACACTATGGCGTATGTATCATTAGATAGCGACCAAATCAAGAAGGCGCACAAGAAACACAAATACAGCAAGACCCAGGTGGAACAACTTGAAAAGTGCATGGATCCAAAAAGTGGACCTTTATACTTTATGAAGCAGTTCATGAAGATACAACATCCTGTGAAAGGATCAATACCTTTCCAACCATTCCCATACCAGGAAAGACTTATTGAAAGTTACAACGATCACCGATTCTCTATAGCCATGTTGCCCAGGCAAACTGGTAAAACAACGTGTGCCTCTGGTTTCCTCATATGGTATGCCATGTTCAGACCAGATTCACAGATACTAATCGCCGCACACAAATACGCAGGAGCGTCAGATATCATGTCAAGGGTTCGTTACGCATACGAGATGTTGCCTAGTTGGATCAAGGCAGGTGTCACACAATACAACAGAAACTCGATAGAATTTGACAACGGCTCAAAGATCATGGCAACCACTACAACTGAAAACACAGGTAGAGGTATGTCACTTACATTAATATACTGTGATGAGTTCGCGTTCGTGCAACCACCAGAGAAAGCCAAGGAATTCTGGACATCACTGTCTCCAACTTTGAGTACAGGTGGTAAGTGCATGATTACAAGCACACCTAACTCGGATGAAGACCAGTTCGCAATGATCTGGAAAGAGGCCAACAAAAGATTTGATGAATACGGCAATGACAAATTAATAGGCACAAATGGATTTTACGCTATGAAGGCACACTGGTCAGAACACCCGGACAGGGATCAAGAGTGGGCCGATGCAGAGAAGGCCAGGATTGGTGAGGAGAGATTCAGAAGGGAACACGAATGTGAATTCTTGATCTTCGACGAAACCCTTATATCAAGTTTAGTTCTTGCAGATATGGAAGGCACAGCACCAGTTGAAACAACAGGCCAGGTGCGTTGGTTTAAAAGACCCACACCGGGACATACTTACATGGTATCCTTAGATCCCAGCATGGGAACAGGTGGTGACTATGCGGCTATACAGATTTTTGAATTGCCAACATTTGAGCAGGTAGGTGAATGGCATCATAACATGACACCTATGAACCAACAGGTACGTATCTTGCAAGGAATCACAAAACATATACATGACACAATCATGGAGAAAGATGCAAGTGCCACTCCACAAATATTCTATAGTATGGAAAACAATTCAATTGGTGAAGCCGCACTTATGCGTGTAATGGACATAGGAGAAGAGAACATACAGGGTATGTTCCTGTCAGAGCCTATCAGGAAAGGGCACAGACGTAAGTTCAGGAGAGGTTTTAACACCACTGCCAAACACAAGATAGATGCATGTACTAAATTTAAAGAACTGATAGAGAACGACAAGATGAAGATAAATTCACAACTGTTGATATCGGAGATGAAAGATTTCGTTGCGTCAGGAATGAGCTACAGTGCCAAACCCGGACAACATGATGACCTTGTGAGTGCTTGTCTGTTAATGACACGTATGATGAAAGTGTTGGCGGATTTTGACCCAAAAATATTTGAAAAATGGACAGACAGGACCAGTGAGATAACACCCATGCCCATATTTGGATCGTTCACAGGATAATAAATACACTATATGAACCCTAAAAACTCCGAAGATCTATTCAACAAGATAAGGTCGCAATTCTCAAACATCAGACTAGGTGATGAGAATGGTGCCGCTACAGCCGATCCAAGCAGTGCGGTATTTTTCGAGTTTGAATTCCAGGAAGACGCAGACACTTTTGGTAGCGTTAGCATAAGTCTAGCAGACGGTGAGAACATGAAAGTGTACTACAACAGGGATCTAGTGAACAAAATTGACGAGGACAGCAGAGACGAATGGTATGCGTTCTTGAAAGAATTAAAAGACTTCGCTGTTGAGCATCAAATGAGGTTTGATGTGCGAGATATCACTAAAAACAACCTAACGAAGCAGGACTATGAAAATCTTGCAGATACGAACAAAACGGTAAATACTGATGAGATGCAGGAAGAACTAGACAGAATCACTAAATTAGCAGGAATAAGCGAAGGCCTAACAGGCACAGCAAAGCGTTCATACGAGAATCTAGACAAAACAAAATTAATAATCAGACACAAAGGCAAAGTTGACGAGACCGTGCCAGGTGCCAGATCAAGACAGATCCAATCACTGTACATCGAGAACGAAGACGGCGAGAGATTCAAGTATCCGTTGACTCATTTAGCAGGTGCGAGAGCAATGATGAGACACGTTGCAAATGGTGGAAGACCACATGACGAGTTTGGACAACACATTGTATCAACTTCAGAAGACATCGCAAAATTAAATTCATTCTCAAGATACGTTACCAACAAAGATCAGTTGAATGACAACGCAGGTGACATCATTGAGCAGACTAAATTGAAACTAGAGAACCTAAGAGGGTACATGAAGAACCTTTCTAACCAATCACACTACGAGAACGCAAGTAAAGATTTCAAAACATCAGAAGAGCAAATACTAGACGACGAAACTGTTAACAAATTGAGAGAGAAGTTCACCATGAAAAACCTAGACAACAGAGTTGAAGACGCACTACCACTTATAAACAGGATAATGAGTGAACTAGAATTAAAAGATTTAAAACCACAAGCAAGTGATGTTGTCACTGTAGGCAAGGGTGGAAGTTTAAAACATATACAAATAGAATACGAAATACTTGGTACATTGGAAAATATGCTAATTGATAATTCAGAACAAGAAGTTTTAAAAAGAATTGCAGATTTTGTAACAGACGAAGTAGGTGCAGATCATGTTGATAAAGCAATGGAAATAATCGAAAAGGCAAAAGAAAATAAAGATGAAGAAATGACATTCGACGACATGATACAACAACTAAAAGGTAAAAAAGAAGAACAAGTTAACGAACTGGAACCAGATGCAGAGCCTATTGATGCACCTGTACAGGCACCAGTTGATCACGGAGCAGTGGTACAGAGTTTCCTTAATGACCCGGACAGCAAATTAGTTCTAAGGAAAGACGATTCAGCAGACAAGATGTTGAAAGTGACAAAATTCACAAACAAGAACACCATGTTGAGTTCTATACTGTCAGACATCGCATCAAGACTGTTGACCAAAACAGGTGAGGAAGACAGGGTGGCGAACTTCGCTAGTAGGGTTGCAGATGAGATGGAACAAGAGAATTCAGCAACATTCAAACCAACACCTGACTACATCAAGAACAAGAAGATAGCGGTACAGTTGGCCAAGAGATACATCGACGACTACAAGAAAATGCAGTCTGAACCAGGATACACGGACCAAGTGAGAATGGATCCGGCAGATTTCAACCCCAAGAAAGACCTAAAAGGCAAAGCAAAAGAGACAGAAGCGTTTGAATCATGGGTAGACGAAACGGTCAATGAATACGCAACTGGACCCAAGGATCCTGAAATAGAAAAAAAAGATAAAGAGAACGCTACAAAACTTGATGTGACAAAAGCAGACAAGATGATGAACACACCAGCGTATCAAAAAATGAAGGCCGGTGATCCCAAGTACGCAGATAAAACTGAGGGCATGGGTGACAAAATAGCGGACATGGCTCAGAGCATGAGCAAGGACGAATTCATGAGCAAGGCAGACGAACTAGGACTTACACCAGAAGAGGCCGCGGAACACTACGAGAAGATGTCGGGTGGAGCACACGCAGGCAAGTTCGAAGGCAACCAGTTCGCACAGGCAGTGAACAAGGCCAAGGCCGCAGGCATGAAAGCGGGCGATAAGTTCAAAGTGGGCGACCAGGAATACACACTCAAAGATGCCATAGAAATGGCAGGACTACAACTTGAAGAGTTCTTTTCAGAAGAAGAATTTGCTATGGAAAACTCAAATCTAACAAGTGCATATAAACAGATTGCCCAATTGGCTTCTGATGTGGATGAAAACCCAGAAGATGCGGAAGATCAGTGGGAGTTGTCGAGCGAGGTTGCAAGACCAATCACAAAAATATTGAAACAAATTATGGATTATAACAAAGGCGAACAGATGCCAGATGGCTCAGACATGTCATATCCAGATGTGTTCAAAAAGGTCAGCATGTTGGCCAACAAAGGTGCACAAACAAATGATCCAAAAATGGCGGCAGAAATTTTCAAGACAATGTCAAACGTGTACGACATGAAACAAGTAGCGGAAGAATCAGTCGCAGAAGATCCCGAGTTGGCTCGTATCAAAAAACTAGCATTTTACCAATAATAGTAGTAGACTTTAGATAAATAACACTGTATATTATTCAGTATATGTCTAATATACATTTAGGCAAACTAACAAACATAGGCACAATAAAGGAGGCTTACATTATGGCATCATTGGCTGAAATAAGAGCGAAGTTAAAATCTCAAGAAGTGAATCGCTCCACTTCCAACACAGGCGGAGACAACGCCATCTACCCACACTGGAACATAGCAGAAGGATCAGAAGCAGTGGTCAGGTTCTTACCAGACAAGGACGAGACCAACACATTCTTCTGGACTGAAAGGAACATGATCAAGTTACCATTCGCTGGTATCAAAGGTCAGACTGACAGTAGACCAGTGACAGTGCAAGTACCGTGCATGGAAATGTATGGTAAAACTTGTCCAGTACTCACAGAGGTGAGACCGTGGTTCAAAGACAAGAGCATGGAAGACATGGGCAGAAAATACTGGAAGAAGAAGAGTTACATCTTCCAAGGTTTTGTCACAACGAATCCACTAGCAGAAGACTCAACACCTGAGAATCCAATTAGAAGATTCATCATTGGACCTCAGATCTTCAACATAATCAGAGGAGCACTCATGGATCCAGAGATGGAGGAAATGCCAACTGATTACTTGAAGGGTGTGGACTTCAGGATCACTAAAACAACCAAGGGTGGTTATGCTGACTACTCAACATCAAAATGGTCAAGAAGGGAAAGACCGTTGGACGAGGCAGAGAGAGCCGCGATCGACACACATGGGTTACACAACCTAGGCGACTTCAGACCAAAAGAGCCAACCGAGGCAGAAGTTAAGATAATCGCAGAACTATTTGCGAAATCTGTTGAAGGGGAGGCTTATGATCTTGAGCAGTATGGACAGTACTTCAGACCAGCGGGCGTGGCTTACCAAGGTAAACCACAGGTAGCAGTACCAACAGCATCGGCTCCGGCGGCGACACCAGTGGCAGAGGCGGCGACACCAGTGGCACCTGTGACTGAGAGTGCACCAGCACCACAACCTGATGCGGCTCCGGCTCCGGCGGGCGACAGTGCCAAGAGAGCGGAAGACATCTTGAAGTTGATTAGATCAAGACAAGCAAAATAATCTGACATTTTACCAAGGCCCTAATATTGACGTTAGGGCCTA